ATACCTGTAGAAATATTATTTAAAGCGATAACTGGAATAGCAGAAACTCCCGAAGTAGCAATAGCTTGTGGAGTTGCTAAAGCAGCAACATTAGCTATGTTATTTGCAATAATCATCTTAGCTATACCTACTGCACTTTCAGCGATTATAATTCCCTTTTGCACATCTTCGTTTCCTGCAAATATATTTTTAAGTAAATTTAAACCTGATTCTACAGTTGCGATCGTTTGTTCTTGAATAGCTTTCTTACCATCTGCTAAAGCCTTTTCTTGTTCTAATTTCTTCTTATTATTTTCTTCGTCAGTAGCATATTGTTTTGCTTGTGCTTCTAAATTAATATTGTTAATATTATTTAAATGCTGTATTTCTAATTCTTCTGTTGAAAGCCCAAAGCTTCTTGCGTTTTGTAATTTAGCTTCATAAGCAAGTCTTTCGTTTTCAATTGCTAATTGTTGTTCAGTTAATAAAGCATCAGCATTAGCTTTTCTTGCTTCACGTTCTACCTTTTCTGCTTCTTCTAATTCGTTTCTAAATTTTTCTGCCTGCGCAATTACTTCTTTAGCAGCTTCTTCTTTTAATCTTTTAGCTTCTGCTTCTGCATCTTCTTTTGCTTTCTTAGAAGCATCGTTAGATTTTGTTTGTACTTCTTTTAAATGATCTGTTTGTGATTGTCTAATTTCTACTTGATGCCTATTTTGAATTGCCTTTCTTTCGTCAAAGGCTTTCTGTACGTTTTGATTTTGCTTATTGTATTCTTCTATAGATTTATTTGTAGTTTCTTGTTGGCTTTTAATTATATCAGCATCTGCGTTTGAGGCTTGTAAAGAAGCAAGTTTATTTTTATTCTTTTCGTAAGTGTTAAAAGCTATTGCTCTTGCTGATTTCTCGTAAGCTACTTTCTCATCTATTAATTTTAATTCTAAAGTACGAATAGCTGCAGCACTCGCACCCGATGCTTTAGCCATAGCTAATTCTTGACTTTGCTTTTTACTAAACTCGTTAGAGTTTCTTTCTAAAGTTTTAGTTTGACTTTCTAAAGCTTTCTTATTATCGTCAACAGCTTTTGTATTTGCAGCAGTAGCGGCAGAACTTGATTTAAAATAATTAAATAAAGCAACTCCACCTGCAATAAGTGCTGTAACAGCTACAACTAAAAGTCCAATAGGATTTGCACTAATAGCTAAATTCCATAATTTTTGTCCTGCGGTTACAATCTTTTGAACTACACTATATTTTTGTAAACTTGTTCCTAAAGCAGTAACGCTTTTTGAGCCTTGATTTATAGTTTCAATACCTTGACTTATAGCCATTGCAGATTGAACCCTTAGCATTGCTTCTTCTACCTTTCCACTTTCTACACCAAACAATCCCATAGAGCCTTGAACAAGTGAAAATCCACCCGCTACAGCGTTTATAGAACCCGCTAATTTATTTCGCATTGTTTGAGCAGCAGCATCTACGACCATATCAGTTTGTTGCTGAACCTTTTTATATTCACCAACAGATTTTAATAAGTCTTTATATTCTTGAGTATTTTGTTTTCCTGCTTTTGCTAATTCATATAAACGATCTTCTGCTTCACCCATTCTTGCAGTTAATGGTTTTAAATCACCGTAGACTTCTTCAAATGTAGCATCTAAATTAGTAGTTTCTGTATCTAATGATTTTATAGCAGTACCTAAACTTTTTACTTGCTGTTCAGCTTCTTGAAAGTTTGAATTTATTTTAAGATTTATTACTTTATTTTCCATTGTCTTTTTATTTTTTCAAAACCTTGTTTCCAAGAAGTTACTAATTTATATTTCCCTTTTGCTATTTCTATTACTTCACTTTGTCCGTAATGTTTTTGTTGTGCTAATAATTCTAAAATTTGTTTTATCATAATTCATTTAATAATTCAAGTGTACTTTCACCTGTTGTTAAATTTGTTGTTATCTTATTTATAATAAATAATCTATCTACAATTTTCATTCTATCGTTTAATTTAAAGTTTAATAAAACTGATAATGGTAAATATGCTTTTAAAGTAGTTAATCTATTTTTAGGATTAAATACTTGCATTATGTAGTCTTTATAATATAAATCAAATAAAGTACCTGTAAAGTTATTTGTTCCTGTCCATTCGTTTAATTCAGCTTTAAAATTAATATTGCTTGTGCTTGTCCCTGAACTTAAACTTCTACTATTAGAAGGTAATATATAAGATGTAATTGGTTCGTGTGTAGAAGTAGTTGGTCTAAATGACATACTAATACCTGTTTGCAATATCGGATAAAACAACAACGGTTTACAAAGTGATGATTCATAGTTACCTGTAGCAGCATTAAAATTATCAGTTGCAGAATAACCCCATTGTATATTCTTTAAAACATTACCATTAATATCGTATAACCTTTCATATTTAAAATGTGAAAATGGTAAAGTTACTTTGTATATTTCACCATCTATTTCAGATGATTCATTAAACAATTCTGTTCCCCATTCGTAGTTATATTGTTGATTATGTTTTAACGCTAATAGTTGTTTTGTATCTTCATAACCAAATTCAACTTGTTTAAATGGTAAAGCAACATTTACAGATTTTGTATCCGTAGTTATATATTCTGTAATATCGTAAACATTAGAAGTTGCATAAAAATCGTTTAATGTTTTTACTACTACAATTCCATTTTCTAAATAAGCAGTTAGATTAAACATTTTAAAAATACCTGTTAAGAAGTCTATTACTTTTATTTCAGGAGTTTGTTGTGCAATATCAAATATAAACGCATTGTTTGTATTAAAAATTGAAGCATCATAGGTAGTATATCTTGTTTCAGTTCCACCTGCCCCATCATCTGCTAAATACCCTAAATTAATTCTAACTGAGTTAATAGTAAGAGTAGTTTGACTTTGTATGTAAAATGTGTAATCTCCAACTTCAGTTAAGTTAGCAATAGCTAAATTTGTTTGTGTTCCATTTAATGTATTACTTTGATACCATAAAACACCATTTCTATAAATAATAAATTTATAATCACCTGCAGAAGCAGGAGTTATAGTTACATCAGCAACTGAATCAAATGCAGTATCTACAGATAGTGTTGTTCCAAAGTCCCAAGTTGTAATTAATGTAGGTGGTCTAATTCCTGCATCAACACCTTGAACATCACCTTTACTTCTATGTAACCATAAAAATAAATTATAGTAATCTAAATTAGAACTATTAAAGAAGTCTGTACTAAAAGTTAAACCATATTTTGTAGCTATTGCTTGTATAATATTATTTAAACGAATAGCGTACTTTAAATCACTCCATAACAATCCGTGATGATGACCACTGCCACTTTGATAATATAAATTATTATCATTTTCAGCGTGTCCTGAACTACTATCGTAATAATATCTATTTGTGTGTGAAATAAATGGTGCAACTATATCAACTGAACTTGGATTTGCTTGTAGTGATGTTAATATATTTGAACTATTATATGTTAAATTATAAGTTGATAAATCTAAAGCGTTTAATTTATCTTCACCTATTAAGTCTTTTAAGTTAACAGTATTACCAAAGTATGTAATTCTATAGGCGTATGGTTTATTGTCTTTTAAATCAACTCCTTCGAGCTTTACTTTACCTGTATTAAACCTAACTGCATCTATTTCTATGTATGCGTTTATTTTTATACGTGCATCAAAGCCACCATCAATATCATAATTATAATAATGTTTGAATAGTTTATTGTTTTCTGCTGTTGCAGGTATTGTGAACGTTTTAGAAAATTCTGTAAATATTTTAGATATATCTTTTACATCCTGAATCACTTGTGTAATAGAAATTGATTCATCAGCAAATAAATCTGTTCTTTGATATTTACTTGCAAAATTTTGAGTACCACCTAAACCAAGTAAAGTAGTATTTAAACAATTATAATTTTCAAATATTCCATTATCAGCTTTTACTCTTGTGATAAATTGATTTTGAAAATCTTGTGTAGTATCTATATATTGATTGCTCTCTAAATATAAAGCTAAATTTAAAATCATAGTACATCGTTTAAAGAGTTGTAAGCATATTCAAAATCTAATTCGTAATTAATTAATTTGTCTTTTAAAACGTTTTTAAGTTCTAAACTTTCTGTTTTTATTTTAACAGGTTTTCTATCCAATAAGATAGTTTCAGATAATAGTAAATCAGTAAGTACTTGAGAATAATTTTCATCTACAAATCCTGTATTAATTTTTATTGATTTTGTTGCAGAGTGATTAAAAGATTTCATTTGACCTTTTAACGTATTATAATTAACTGCTTCAGGCATTAGCTTATAACTTTCCTTTTTAACTTGCACACTATTTGTTTGTGCTTTGTATAAAGTTAATGTTTGCCATCCACCATACGAGTTTATAAAGTCACATAATACAGGCGTGTATTTACACTCTTCTACAGGGTATGTAAATATATTATCAAATATTACTGTGGTATCAGGTACATCATTATAGTGAGTTAATTTAATTTTACATCCTTTAATAAAGTTGTTATCTATTTTAGCTAAAGTAATTGGTATTTTGAATAAAAATATACCTGCAACTGAACTATCAAAATAAACGGGTGCAGTATATCCACCACTTAACCTAATATATTCTATAGTAAACAAATCATTAATATCATCAAACTCTATTAATACATTTAAATATTGAATTGTATTAGGAGAATAAGAAGTTTTAATCTGATATGTATTTTGAATAGTAGGATTAAATAACAATTCAATTTTCTTTTCTGTTGCTACTTGTAAACCATCCATATAATCTGAATAGCCATTAATACCTACATAAGATATTGTGTCTAATAAAGTGTAAACTCCTGCGTTATTCCAATATCGTTTTACTTTGAATCTTGCATAGTTATTATTAGTTTCATTATTAGCAGGATAATTAACATAAGTAGGTGCAATATTTTCAATATATTCTTTTACAAAGTTTGATACATTGTAACTTGTTAATCTTTGATTTGAAGTCGGAATAGGTTTGCTTAATGTGTATGTTGGGACTGTTGGTTCTGTTTCGCCATTACGCCAAATAAACAATTCTATTTTGCTTCCTATTTGTGTAGATTCATTTACTTGAATCATAAATGGACTTCTAACTTTTACTACTTTCATTATTTAATATCTTTTAAATTATAATCTAAAATTGTTTCTATGTCTTGTCCAAAAGCTTTCATTAGATCTACATTAATATACTTCTTATAACCAGCTTCGAATGGCTTAGTAAAAAATAAACTTGGTTTAATACCATTTAAAAATATACTTCTTGCGATAGCATACTGTAAGCTCTTTCTACTTTGAAATTGACCCTTTTCGTTTCTTGGAGCAATACCTTTTCTAATAGTCCATTTATCAAAAGCTTTTGCAGGTGGCATTTTGTTTTTATAGCTAAAAGGAGTGTTGTATTTTTTTAACTTACCAGAAACTCCTACATCTTGATAATAGCCATAATCTAACATTGTAAAACCTACAATAGAAAAATTATTCTCGGTTACTACTTCGCCATCTATTGAATTATAAAGCTCTTTAGTACTGTTCTTTTTTAATTTTGTTAAATTACTTCTTGACTGTTGTATTACATAGTCACGAAAGCGTTTTAATACTGATTCTACTTCTAACATTTAGTCATCTTATTTTCGATAGCTATATCAAAAGTAAAAGTAACTCCAGCTATTTTGTTTTCAAATCTTTCTGTAAAGAACTCTATATCAGCAGAACCATTTACAAGCTCGTAGTCTTCTGCTAAAGCTCCTCTCGATAAAACTTCTAAGAATCTATTTGCGACTGCTAATTGAGTGTTTAAAACGTCTTGTTCGTTATCGTTACCTAAGAATATATCTGTAGTTTTAGACTTTGATTCGTCTACAATATCCATAGATAGAATAGATATATTATAATTTAATACAGGTCCTGCATAAGTTACCGAGTTAACAATAATATGAGACAATGGAAATATAGTCTGCTTATTTAAGTCGACTTTAAATATATCGCCAGTAGTTACTGTGTTTACAAATAGATCTTCTTGTAGCTTGTTTTTAATTACTTGCGTTATTTCGTAAAATGTACTCATTATTTTTTCTTTATTAAATCTTGTTCAATTTTATTCTTTTGCTTTTCGAATGTTAAATATGTTAAACATTGGTTAATCGGTAGTTCGGTAATTGCGTCAAATCTTGTAATGTCTCCTTGAGCAAGAGCATAGATTGAAGAATACCATCCCCATCGGTTTCCGAATTGTGCTGTTGCAGAATATCCCGCATCTGATTGTTGTTCTCCAAATAGTTCATCGTACTTTTCAATAATTCGTTGCCTAAATTGCAAAAAAAAACATTCGCTCCAAATACTACATCTAAAGGCGCGTGCTTCATTACATCACTATACGTTATAGATCCATTATACTTTTCTATTTCGTATGTCTCTCCTTTACCTCTTTTCGTAATCGGTCTATATAATACTGCCATAGCTTTATGCATATTATCCCAATCACCAATATAAGAATCTAAGTCAGTATATTCACCGAAAGACATTTCTTCTAGTTCTGGTATAAAACCAAACTCAACTCCACCAAGAAAGAATCTTCTAATATGTCTATGCGATTGTATGTTAAACATATTACCTAAAGACTGAGTTATTTCTATTACATCTTTAAATCTAATTTCTGCAACATCTTTTAGATCTATATTACAGAAAGTTTGAACCATCTTTTGATTTAAAAACTCCTCATCTTCATTATCTTTAGCTATCTTTAAAAAAGCTTGATACTGAGCTAACTTAATTTCTTTTAATTCTGTTGGTATGCTTATTTCTAATTTCATATTATTGTTTTTTATATTAATAACTATTTCTTTAAATTGTATTAAACAAAAAAAAGGCATACATTTCTGTATACCTCTTTAACCAAATTTAACCTAACTTAATCTTCTATTTGTTGTATTGCTAAATCTATAATATCGTTATATATTTTTGTAGATAGTATATCGTAAACATCAACTCCTTCTATTAATACTTCTTCATCTTCTAAACAGCTACCTGTGTTATCATAAGAATCACCTTTAATATAATAACCTCTTACTTCAAATTCTATATCGCAATAATTTACGAATACTTTTAATTTTTTCATTTTGTTTTGTTTTAAATTTTTAACAAATATAATATAAATTTGTTACATAAATTAGTTTTAACAAATATTTAACTATTCAAATATTCAGAAGCTACAGTATACATCTTTTTCATCTTCTTTATTTCGCCTATATTTCTTGGTAGATTAATAGCTACTTCTATCCCTTTAACGTGATGTATGTAACATTGTATTGTAGCTATTATTTGTCCGTAAGTCATAGTTAAAAAGTCAGGATCCCGACGGCGTTTACTTTGTCGCAAGTATAGTATTAATTTGCGACATTAATATATAAAATAGTTTCCTTTATTAGGGTTTTCTAATTGACTTGTAATTGCATACCTCATCGCATCGATTGCGTGGTTATATGAATCGATTGGCTTGTTCATTTTAACTCCTGATTTATCTGTTAACCATATATAGTTATTTAACTCGTTTATTAAGTTCTTGCTTCGAGAAGTTACATATATTTTGTTTTGATTAATTAGATTAATACCATATAAGATACTGTCTTTACCTTTAGTTACTGGTAGAACGTTATGTCCATAACTATTTAACTCAGCTATCGATTTTGGCTCAGCACAATCTGCGTGTATTATATCGCTTACATCGTTTGCTTTTAATAGATTGCTTATTTCGCTATTTAATAACCCTTTCTTGTAGATTATTTCATCGAATATAAAAGCATCGTTATATTTATACATAGCTACTAAGGATGTTGGATCGTTAGAGTAACCAAAGTCCATTCCGTAACATAAGATTCTTGCTTCTGCTGGTAGATCTATTTCATTCCAATCTGTAATACATACGCCTTCTAAAGATCCAGTCTGTCCTAATCCATATACTTGCCACCAATTCGCCCAATAAGTAGAAGTTAAAGCTTTTACTTTAGCAGATTCTATTTCTTTTATTATAGTATCGCTTAATGCTTCGTTATCTAAATAAGTTAATGTTATAAAGTCTACATTATCTTGAGTTAATATTTCTTTATCTACCCAAAACGAAGCTGCTGGGTTATAATCTAGCCATATATCGCCAGAAGTTCTAATAGCCATTTGATAATAAGAATCGAAGTCTATATTATTACACTCGTTAACGTATAATATATTTCTTCTTGCTCCTCTTAGCTTGTCAGGTTGATCTACACTAAAGAATTCTATATAACTACCATTTGCAAAACTATATTTTAAAGTAGACTTATTAAAGTTCTCATCTTTATATCTACCAAGAGCCATTATAATCTTTAGAAAGTCTTTTAATGCGCCTCTACGCAAGTGTGGTATTGATTCAGATACTACGCTAATTTCTAACATAGGTTCTTTTATCGCTTTGTCAATCAGTAAAGGTAGAATACCAAATGTTTTACCAGCTGACGTTCCACCTCTAATAACTTTAATACGCTGTTTTAAACGTAATAACTTTTTAATTGCAGTAGTTACTATGAACTCCATATATTAGCTGCTTAAATTAAGTCTAGATCTTCTATATTAAATATAGGTTGTTCATTCGTAACATTGATGTCTTTAGTTTCTCTTGGCTTACCTGCATAGTAATTATAAAATAACTGAACGAATTTAAAGTCGCCTCTTTCTAATCCTTGTTCTAATGCCATAAAAGCTGATGGCTCTAAAGCTCCTAACTTTTCTATTAACTGAACTTCTTCTGCTTTCGATTTTCTACCTGCAGTTGTATGTCCTCCGTTAAACTTTCTTTTATCTTCCATAATTAAAAAATATTATTATTAATTTAGTAATAAATAAAATCTATTGTTGTTTAAAGTTTTAAATTAATT